GAATTGGGTAGTAATTTAGCAGTATCACCAGCATCAGGCTCAAAACACTATCATAACGCATATTTTGGTGGGTATATAGACCACATCTTTAATGTATGTAAGAACGCTCTTAAAATGAGAGATTTGTTTATTGCACAAGGTGGAGAAATAGATTTCACCGAAGAAGAATTGATATTTAGTTGTTTGCACCACGATTTGGGTAAATTGGGTATCAAAGGTGAAGTTCATTATCTACCAAATCAAGAGGAATGGTCTCAAAAGAAATATGGAACTCTATTTGTTCGTAATGAAAAAATACCATATATGACTTTGACTGATAGAACTTTCTTTACATTAAACCACTATGGTATTCAATATAATGAGAAAGAATATTTTGCAATCAAACTTACAGATGGTATGTATGATGAAGATAATCAAAAGTATTTAGCAGGTCACGACTTAAAGAAACAATTAGTTTATAAATTACAATTTATTATGCATTGGGCAGACCATATGTCGACAATCATTGAAAGGCAAGATAACACAATTTAATGACAGGTTTTCCGATTTGTAATAAAGTTAGGGTAGTTTTGTCATAACTTTGTAACAAAATAAGGTATGGTATAGTATTTGAACTATATTCAACATTATTAACTAAAAAACATTTATATTATGTACATGATTGATTACAGTAAATTATTCGATGAATTTTTTCCAATCGAACAACCAAAACAAAGAACGACTTATGTTCAAAACAAATTCGCAGTAGACATTAAAGATGAAACTGCAACCCTTGCCCTATCGGTATTAGGACATGACCCAAAAGATATTGAAATTAATTGCTTTGAGGACAAAATTGAAATTAAAGCTAAGAAATCACATCAGGATAAAGAACATCCTTTTAATCAATTAGTTTCAGACATTGAAGAAAGAATCAATGTAGGTAAAAACTTTGATGGTAGAAATGCAAAAGCTGATATTAAAAACGGTATTCTTTTAATCACAATAGAAAGAAAAGAAGAATCAAAACCTAAAAAATTAACCATTAAAGTTGGTTAATTGAGTTATTTTTCGTATATTACAAAGGTAGGAGTTTAGTTACTTCTACCTTTTTTTATTTAAATAAATACTTATTATTATGATATACAACGAAAAAATACAAATGTTATTAGAGTCCTTAGATGGTAAATTGAGGATTTTACAAAACGGAATTACAGGTGCACAACACATGTCACCATCTGAAGCACATACTACATTGGAAGATGCAAGAAAGATAGCTGAAAGAATTTCCGAATTAACACGAATCAATAGATAAATGAATTGGCTTAAATATTTAGTCGGATTTTCTGCACTAATTATCGCCGGTTGTGCAGCATTTTTCTCCGTAACAGGATTGGGTGTTCTATTTAGTGGAGCATCAACGGCAGTAATGGTGATGGCCGGTGCTTTGGAATTTGCAAAATTAGTAGCAGCAACTTATCTTAAACAAATGTGGGATGAAATTAAGGGGTTCAATAAGTGGTATTTAGTTTCTGCAGTTGCATTATTAATGATTATTACATCGGCAGGTATATTTGGTTACCTTTCTAATGCTTTTCAGGCACAATCTCTCAAACTACAACAGGTAGATAGAGAAATTATGGTACATTCTACTAAAATTGACCAAAATACAATACAAATTAATCAACTTTCTACTCAAATTAGTGAATTTAATAAAAATCAAGGTAAAATATTAGATGGTGGTAAGGTAAATTCTCGTCTTATTCGTTCAATAGACAATAGAGATAAAGAAATTGCTAAAATTAACAAAAAAATTAGTGATTTGCAAGACCAAAACGCGAAAGAAAACGAAAAAATCAACGAAATTAAAACTTCTAACATAGATTTGGAGAAAGAAGTAGGTGGTTTTAGGTTTGTTGCAGAGGCATTTGGTATAGAATTGAAAAATGTTGTAAAATTCTTCATATTTTTGATTGTAATAGTATTTGACCCGTTGGCGGTTGCCTTAATTATCGCATTTAACGGAATGGTTGGTGAAAAAAAAAGAAAACAAAGACAACTTTTGGGTGAAATAATAGAAAATGACGAAAAATTGGGTTTATATGATAATTTAGATGACTTAATGGAGGAAAACTACAAAAATTACCAAATTTACGGAGATAGTGGAAAATATTCTACAAAAGATAATAAAAATGAAGTTATAGTGGAAAATATTCTTAACGAAACAGAAAAAAATGAGATTAACGAAAAAAAAGAAGATACAAATGTTGAATCTGCTGATGTTGTGGTTGATGTTACACCTATTTCTGAAATTATAGAAGAAACACCATCATTAAAATGGGAAGAATACATGCATCCAGAATTCCAATGGCAAAAAAGAAATTTGTGGATAAATAACCCAAAAGCGGTTAATTATTGGTTAAAATCAAAAGGTGGAACCGTTAGAGAATTAGCAAAATTCAGAAACGAAGAGGAAAATATCAAAACTTATTAATTATTTGGTAATTTAGAATAATTTTTGTATATTACAAATATGAAAAAATACGCATTATTTATTGGAAGATGGCAAACGTGGCATAAAGGACATGAGTGGTTAATCAATCAACAATTAGAGAAAGGAAAGAATTGTTGGATAGCAATTAGAGATGTTCAACAAGATGAGAACAATCCAAAGTCTGCACAAGAAGTTTTAAAAGAATTATCAAACGAACCATTCTTTACACAAAATTGGGATAAAATCTTATTATCTATTATACCCGATATTGAGTCAGTAAACTATGGTAGAGGTGTTGGTTATGATGTAATTTATCACGAACCACCAAAAGAAATTGAAGTAATTAGTGGTACGGCAATTAGACAAAAATACATTGACTCAAATGGTGACGTAATCGTTTACAATATAGATACGGAAAATGGTAGTAGAGCGTAAACGACATATTGCTAAAACCATCTCATATCGTATTTTAAGTACCTTAATTGGTTTCTTATTAATGTGGTTGATAAGTGGTTCAATTAAAATTGGAGCAGCATTTGGAGTAGCAGAATTGATTTATAAACCCATTCAATACTATATTCACGAAAGAGTATGGTATAAATGGATTAAATACGGATTAAAAAAATAAAATATGAAATTAATAGTTGATAAGGGTTCTAACGGACTAACAACAAAAGAGTTTGTGGAGTATCTAAAAACTCCTGTATTAAAGTCAGAAATTACACAACAAGAAGCTGATGAGTTAAGAAAACAATTAGAACAAGGATTAAGTGAATATCCAGGTTTAGGTATTTCAGCAACTCAATTAGGAATTAAAAAAAGAGCTTGTTATATTAAATTTGGAGAAGAAGAAGATATTACAGAATTATTTTTGTTAAATCCAATTATTAAAGAAAAATCTAAAGAAGGGTTTCTTTTTATGGAAGGGTGTTTATCAATTCCATCTTCACTTACAAAACCAACTAGAACTATTAGAGCCTGTAAAGTCGTAGTTGATACTGATAACTTGGGTGAACTAACATTTGAAATTAATTCAGAAGGTGATAAAGCAAATGAATCAATATCAAAAGAAACAATGATGACCGTTATAGTTCAACATGAAATTGACCATTTAGACGGATTTACAATTAAAGATAGAGTTTACAATACTCAGGTGGTGAAAAAAGTAGATTTTGGTAGAAATGAAAAAATTGTAATGAAATCAAAAGAAGGTGAGATGGTTGAAGTTAAATTCAAAAATGCAAACAAATTATTTTTACAAGGATACGAAATCGTTTAATATGATATATACAATACTTACATTACTCATACTTACATTATCATATGTAGTTTATAATCTTCTAAAAAAATTAGAAAAATATGAAGATACATACGAAGATACACAAAAATTTATACAAACAGAAATTGAAAGGAACGAAGCATTACTGGAGGCACTAAGACTAATTGATAGTCGTGAAATGTTTGAGAAGGATGATGAAGTTGGTTCTATATTTTATCAAATTAAAGAAACAATAGAAAAATTCAAACAACAAAAAAATGCCAGTTAGAAAGAAAAGAGGGCCGAACAGACAATATTTTCCAAAAGATACCGAAGATGCAATTATTGAGTATAACTTAACTAATGACCAATATATTAAAGATAAATTATATAGAGAAAGAATTGCAGCTGCATTTGACAAACTTGCAGAGATAGTTTATAATAAATGGAAGTTTACTTATTTTGATGATGACCCAAAAGATGTAATGGCAGAGGTTGTTGCATTCATGATTGAAAAAATTCATATGTACAAAGCGGGTAAGGGTAAAGCTTTTAGTTATTTTACTATTGTTGCCAGAAACTATTTAATTCTTAATAATAATGCAAATTATAAAAGATATAAAGATACCGATGTGATGTCAGGTTTGCCGGAATCGTTTGATACTGAAAATAATTTTAGAGAGGAGGAACGTAATGATGAACATAGAACATTTAATATTAGAATGTTAGAATATTGGGATAAACATTTAGAAAACCATTTTCCAAAGAAAAGAGACATGCAAATTGCAGATTCTGTATTAGAATTATTCCGTAGAGCAAATTACATAGAAAATTTTAATAAAAAATCACTATATCTACTTATTAGAGAAATGACCGGTCACCCAACTCATTATATTACCAAAGTTGTTAATAAGATGAAAGAAAAACAAATGGCACTTTATAATGAATTTGATAGGGAAGGTGATATAAAAATTTAAATGGGAGATAATAAAGATATATTAAAAAAATATGTTTGTGAAATGCCATTCATGTATAGTGATGTACAATGGTTGTCGCAGTTTGTATGCTGTCCATCGTGGGCCCCACAAAGTATTAGAGTTTATGAAGATGGTAGAGAAAAATGGGCCCCAATAGACAAAACCGATGATGTTATGAGAAACTGGACATCACCACAGGCACAAGATATTCGTAAATCAGTATTAGATGGCAGTTACAAATATTGCAATCATAAGATATGCCCTAGATTAAATATGTTAATAAACACAAGTAGAAAACCACACCTATTTAGAGAAATAGGTGAGTTTAGAAAACTTTATAATATTCATACCGAAGAAGATATCATAAATTATAAAACACCTCCTGAGGAGATTCTATTTGGATTTGATAGAAGTTGTAATTTAAAATGCCCATCTTGTAGAGTTAATTTAATTCCTAACGATGATTTAAAATCTCCAGAACACAAAGCTAAACTACATTTATTAAAATCAATAGAAGATAATTTTGGAAGTGGATTAAAACGTATTATGATAACAGGAAGTGGAGACCCATTTTATTCTAAGATTTATAGAGATTATCTTATAAATTTTGATATAAACAAATATCCAACGCTTGAACAATTACAAATAATTACAAATGGTAATTTATTAGATGAAAAACTATGGAAACAAATGAAAGCTACACCACATATTAAAGTAATAGAAATTAGTGTAGACGCATCTACAAAAGATACTTATGAAAACAAAACCAGATTGAATGGCAATTGGGATAAACTAATAAATAACTTAACATTTTTAGCAACTCAAGGACATATTATTGAAGAATTTGTTTGTTCAATGGTTGTTAGTAAACATAACTATAAAGAAATGTATATGTTTTATGAATTGATAACAAACATATTTAAAAATTCAAATTTTAAATGGGGATTAACTATCAGTTATAGACAGATAGTAGATTGGGGAACATATTCACCAGAAGATTTAAAAGAATTACAAGTTTTTAACGAAGACCATATTTTATTTAAAGAATTTTTAAAAGAATTAAAACGAATACATAATTTAAAACATATAAATCACAATTTTCACCACTTAATTAATTAATTATGATACAATTAGGTTTATCAGCATTTTACCATGACTCGGCAGCAGCATTAGTTATAGATGGTAAAGTTATATGTGCAACTGAAGAAGAAAAACTATCCGGCGAAAAGCATGATAGTTCTTTTCCGTTTAAAGCAATTCAATGGTGTTTAGAATACGCAAAGATAACAATTGATGAAGTTGATATGGTTTGTTGGTATGAAAACCCAAACGATAAATTTGAAAGAGTTAGAGAAACAATTGGTAAGTGGGGTGGTTTAAGATATCCAATGAAATGGAGACAATTCTTAAAAAGATGGAATCAATCGGAAGGTAATTTAAAAGGAATATTAAAATCAATTGGATATACAGGAGAAATTTTATATTCACTACACCATCATTCACATTTAGCACTATCTTACTACACATCACCATTTGATAAAACAATAGGTTTGTCAATTGATGGAGTTGGTGAATCACATACAATATATGCAGCAATGTGTGATGAGTTTGGTTTTCATAAAATACAAACATTACACTTTCCTCATTCGTTGGGATTGATTTATTCAGCATTTACTGCTTATTTAGGATTTAAACCAAACGAAGGTGAGTATAAAGTAATGGGATTGGCACCATATGGTGAGAAACAAAGATATCATAGTGTATTTGACAAAGTTGCAACAATAGGTGGTGAAATTGACATTGTAAAGATGGATATGTCTTACTTTACATGGCATACATCGGATAACGATATGTTTAATGATAAGTTGATTGATTTAATTGGATTTCCTCCACGTTTCAAAGATGAACCAATTGAACAACATCATAAAGACTTAGCTGCTTCATTGCAAAGGTGGTATGAATCTGCGTTATACTTTATTATCAATAGAATTACAAATAATTGGGAGTGTGAGAATTTGGTATTAGGTGGTGGTTGTGCATATAATGGAACTGCTAATGGTAAAATTAAACAATTTACTGCAATTAAGAATGTATTCATTCCATTTGCTCCATCGGATAGTGGTTCTGCTATTGGTGCATGTTTATATCATTATCATCAAACATTTGGCAATCCCAAAGTAAAAGGTGGAGACAACCAATCACCATATTTAGGTGAGGAATGGAGTAGTCCTGAATTACTTAAAATTATATTACAAAATCATAGAAGTAAAGTTATAATGCATGATACACACCAAACACTATGTAAAGAGGTTGCAAAACTTATAGAAGAAGGTAATATAGTTGGTTGGTTTCAAGGTAGAACTGAATTTGGTGCAAGAGCATTGGGTAATCGTTCTATATTAGGTAATCCACATTTGTCCGACATT